TTGCTGCCACCTTATCTGCTACTGCACTCTTTAAATACCTAGTCACTTTAATGAAGCCAGTATTTAAACAAGCATGGAGCAAGATAACCAAAAAAAAAGTGAGTTCATAAAATTCGTTGTCCTTGTTTGGTCTGCTGGTCTCCTGACTGCAAGCTATGCGGGATGGATGGAGAAGATGGATCCTACTTATGTCGCTTCAATTCTTAGCGGCACCTTGGCAACCTTTTCAATTACAAGAGAAAAGAACAAATGAAAAGACTTCTAGTCTTGTTACTGATTTCTGCACCTGTTTCAGCACAGTCAGTTACACCTAACTTTACTCAAGGTAGTATGAACTCTACTACCACTACAACCATTGATATCGACCGTACAATTGAAACAGAAGTGTACGGAGGAGCTTATAAATCATGGTCTGGAACCAACATTACACCCAGTGGTTCAATAGACGATTCAAACACTACATTCTCACTTACTACAGCAGGCGACGACTTTCAGCTGGAAATTGTAGAAAGAGCAGCGGGGATCATCGAAACAATCGACATCACCGAAACTATCGAGTCAACCTCTACCACTACTTCCTTGTCAGTGTTCTCTCAGTAACACCTGCGTTAGCTAATGAACCAACAGTCTCCAACAGTGCAAACCCTGTAGCTGCTGCTACTGGCAACGTCACTAACCAGGCTGTTCAATTCCAAAACAACGGTGCTCCTAGCAGACAATACTTTGTCAATGGGAACTCTTGTAATGGCACGACCATGACATTCCAACCCTTTTATTTGGGTGGTGATGTCCATACTGATACCTATCAACGCACTGGTAACTTTGGCGTTCAGATCGGTCTTTCAGTGCCCCTTGATGGCGGAATGGTTGAAACGTGTAAGCAGATAGCAAGACGACATGAACAAAAGATGCGTCTTGACTACGAGCTTGTTCGCGCATTGAAGTGCACAGAAATAATGAAAAGCGGCTTTACGTTTCGTCCTGGCAGCCGAGTATCGGTTTTATGCCAAGACATCGTGCCAATTGTACTAATCGACAAAAGGGATCTCAACTGGTAATGCTAGAAGCAACAGTAACTGCTGTCATTGCTTGTATTGCAGGCGGGGCAGCACTTAATAACAGACTACACAACAGAATAGGAAATGTACATGACCGCATCAGCGGTCTTGACCGTCGTATTGACACTTTAGAGCTGACAGTAGCTCAAGAATACGTATCTAAAACTGATCTTGCCACCTTGGTATCCAGGATGGAAGACCACATGATCCGTATTGAAAACAAACTAGACCAAATCGTACTTAGAAATAGCTAATGTCCTACCAACTTGTTGACAACATTCGTGGCAAAGTGATGCAAGAGTTTCCTACCAAGGAACTTGCTGAAAAGGCACTTGAACGTCAATCGACTGAAGCCAACGTATCTATCGTAGAGCCACCTAAAAAGTCCACTAAGAAAAAGAAGGTTGCTGATGTCCAAGAAGAAGGCAACTGAAGACCAGTTTAACGAACTCCATAATTTAGTTACTAAAGAGTTTCTTGCTCGAATTAAATCTGGTGAAGCTACAACACAAGATCTAAAAGCAGCGTGTGATTGGCTGAAGACCAATGACATCAGTGGTGTCGCTTATGACGGCAATCCGTTGTCCAAGTTAGCCAGCGTTATGCCAGAGATCGATCCTGAACTTGTACAAACGAGACTTTATGGCAAGCGGTAAAACATCTCAGTATTACAAGAAAAACCCTGCTGCACGTAAGCGTCGTCTTAAGCAGCAGGCCAAATATAACAAGTCTAAGAAGGGACTAAAGATACGTACAGCAGCCAACAAGTGCAATCGCAAGATGGGTACTTACGGTAATAGAGACGGTAAAGACTCAAGTCATACCGGACCTAATACTTGTAAAAAAGAATCCATGAAGATTAACCGGACTCGTCCGCGCAAAGGCAAAAAGTACGCATCTAAATGACCCCTCTACTTCCAACTCCTGATCATTACCTTAACAACCTAATAACCATGACATCCTCTGAAGCAAAGCGTCTTTGGAGGCGCAGCATTAAAGAGCATTTTGGCTGTACATGTGTTTATTGCGGAGCAACCTATGAATTACACGAACTTACTTTGGATCACGTTCATCCTCGCACCTTTGGCGGTGAGGATATTACCAGCAATCTGGTATGCGCTTGTACTCAATGTAATCAGGACAAAGGAAGTACACATTGGCGTTCTTGGATGAGAGGACGTTTTGGATTAAACCTTCTACGTGAAGGACTTATAAATCAACATATTAATACTGATGGCCCCAAGAATTACATCTGCGCGGGAACGTAATAAGCGTTCTGCGTCTAAACGACCGACATCTTCAGCATCAAGAGCATCAAGATCAAGAGCTTCAAGCAATTCAAGTAACGTTACTAGCGACAGACTTAGAAAAGAACTTGAAGGAGTAAAGCGTCGTAATAACACCACCTCTGCACGTAATCGCGCTGCTCGTTCTAGAACTTCTACTGCGTCTACAACACAAGGTAGAGGTGTTACTCGTACTACAGGTAATGCTAGAGGAACACAAGGTCCAGCACGTGCGTCTGTACAAGGACCACGCACACCTTCCGTACAAGGACCTTCCCGTGCAACTGGTGGTGGTTTGTTAGGCAGTCGCCAACCGCCAACAAAAACCCCTAGCCAACCTCCACGTGTAAAAGGTACACCGGGTGTTGCTGGAGGTTCGGGATCCCTGCAAGTCAGAAACGCAATTCAAAATACTGGTAGAGGTATTAGTGTTGCCAGAGCTTTAACTTCTGGAAATCCGTACTCTGCAACTGGACTAGCAATTGCTCATGACATCATGAATCGTGGTGTTAATCCTGGAACCTTGGAAGGCAGAACACCTGCTGAAATGGGTACACAGCAACAAGGACCACCTGCTCCTAAAGCTAAAACTAAATCTAAACCTGCTTTTAAAGCACCTACTAAAAAACCTGCAAAAAATACAGCAGTACTATCTAAAAAAGGTGGTAAAACTGGTTCTTCAGTTAACGGACTGTTTATTGCTCATCCTTGGTCTGCTGAGCAACGCATGCGTTATGCAGCTAGAGGCGGTAAGTAATACGTGGATACCCTCGATCTACTGAGGGGTGATTTCAAGCTGTTCCTGCAAGCACTGTGGCAGCAGCTTGACCTTCCTTCGCCCACACGCGCACAGTACGCAATTGCAGACTATCTACAACACGGTCCTAAGCGTCTACAGATTCAAGCCTTCCGAGGAGTCGGCAAAAGCTGGATTACAGGTGCCTTCGTGTTGTGGACACTATTTAAAGATTCAGAACGGAAAATTATGATTATCTCTGCGTCTAAAGAACGTGCAGATAACATGTCTATCTTCCTACAAAAACTAATTATCGAGACACCTTGGCTGTCTCACCTACAACCTAAATCAGATGATAGTCGCTGGAGTCGTATTAGCTTTGATGTTAATTGTAGTCCTCACCAGGCCCCCTCAGTCAAATCAGTAGGCATCACGGGCCAATTGACTGGATCGAGGGCAGATTTACTCGTACTTGACGATATTGAAGTTCCTGGCAACAGTCTCACTGAGATGATGAGGGAGAAACTTCTACAACTTTGTACAGAAGCTGAATCCATCTTGACACCTAAAGATGACAGTCGAATTATGTACCTCGGTACTCCTCAGACGGTCTTTACGGTCTACAGGAAGCTCGCAGAACGTAACTACAGACCCTTTGTATGGCCAGCTAGGTATCCACGTAAACTCGCTAACTACGAAGGTCTTATAGCTCCTCAACTACAAGAAGATATTGACCAAGGCGCAGATAAATGGCAAGTAACTGACCCGGACAGATTTAATGAAGAAGATCTTATTGAGCGTGAAGCGGCAATGGGCCGATCTAACTTCATGCTCCAATTCATGCTCGATACGTCCCTCAGTGACGCCGAGAAGTTCCCACTTAAGATGGCTGACCTTATTGTCACCTCTGTTAATCCTAAGTCCGCTCCAGATAACATCGTCTGGTGCTCAGACCCACGAAACGTCATCAAAGAATTACCGACTGTCGGACTACCTGGAGATTATTTCTACAGTCCAATGCAGCTCAGCGGAGACTGGGATCCCTACCAAGAAACAATCTGCTCAGTTGATCCGTCGGGTCGTGGCACAGATGAAACAGCAGCAGCTTATATCTCGCAGCGAAATGGTTTTCTGTACTTGCATGAAATGCGAGCTTACAGAGATGGGTACTCTGACCAAACGCTTTTGGACATTCTGAAAGGCTGCGGCAAATACGGAGTAACCAAACTAGTCATAGAAACTAACTTCGGTGACGGTATCGTCTCTGAACTATTTAAAAAACATCTCATTCAAACTAAACAAGGTATTGATGTCGAAGAAGTCCGCGCCAACGTCAGAAAAGAAGATCGTATTATCGATGCTCTGGAACCCATTCTCAACCAGCATCGTCTTGTTGTGGATCGCTCTGTTATTGATTGGGACTACAACTCCAACAAAGACGCTCCCCCTGAACAACGGATCCTCTACATGCTCTTCTATCAGATGAGTCGTATGTGCCGTGAAAAAGGTGCAGTTAAACATGACGACAGAATTGACTGCTTAGCTCAAGGTGTTAAATACTTCACCGACTGTATGTCTATCTCTGCCCAACAAGTCATCGCTCAACGACGACTAGATGACTGGAATGACATGCTAAAAGAATCAATCGAACACCCTCAAGAATCAGCAAATCACCTCGTTTTTGGTATGGATAAAGACCAAAGACAAGCTGCTAGAGGAATCTCCCAAAACGGTGTCTATACCTGGGTGTAGTCGCATTGCAAATGCACTGCAACCACTGGGTTTAAAGCGGTAGGCAGTGTATACAGGGGGAAGAGAGGGTGGACTCGACCTCCTGTACTTGGGGAAGACACAATCTTCCCCTTTAGTAATGACCCCGGTAAGGTCATTCCGTAAGTACCGCCATCTGCGTTAAACCCAACTGACACAAACTTGGGAGTGAGCGCAACAGCGCGAACGTAACTACTGGTTGATAACGAATCCTGCAAACACTGAACGTTTGTATATATACAGTTATCAACAGACAGACCCTTTACATATACATATACATACACATGAAAAGAATACCTTTCCCCCACAATGATAAAGACTTCATTGTTGAGTATCACAAAACACGTGAAGGTCCTAATGGATTTATGTGCTACTACAAGAATGCAGCTACGTACAGATTAAATCCCTTAGATGCTTGGCGTACCTTGGGTATTGCTAAAAATACTGATACCGGTAAAGCTCTTAAACAATGGTGTATTGATATGGACTCTGAACATAATGCTGACACTCTATAACTATGTCACTGCTTTTTACTCTGTTGTTATTGTTTCTTGCGTTCAACCTGCTAACTGGGCGTCATGTGTAGCAGTGTGGGACTGGGTTCCTCCTTATATTGAGGATTTTAAGGTTTTTGTTAGTGAGAAACCGTACGAATGGGAGTCAAAGTACCTCTTAAATTTTGACAAAAATCTCTGAAGGGGTTTAGCGCGGGTGGACGGCCGCTCAACACCCCCTGGCCCCCCTTTTTTACCGCGCTAGATTGAGATACTGGCGTAAATTACAAGGGTTTAAGCCTTTTTTCGCTGCAATCTGCCGCGCAAAGTAATTAGTATCTCTGTATCACTCTCTCGCGATCTGTTGCGACCTCGGTATCAAATGTTTCACAGTCATCACGCTGTATCATAATTGGTTGCACATTGTATAGCTTTACCGTTGCGCGATCATTGCGTGTCAGTAAGATAAGCACAGCAACCGGCCCAGATAGTCCGCTCTGCTAGTCAGGTCTTACCTGATACGGTGCCAAGCTTACCAGCTTGGAATTGGCCGGTTCTCTTTTTTCACTAACCTTTGCACTTAGCATGGGATCACACAAAGGAAAGGATCTTATGGCCTACAGAGTTCAAGTACTGCACAACGGTAAATGGCAGTTCATCACCTATCCCAACGCTACTAGTTGGGAGATTGCTGTTGAACAGTTTACCTTTTATATGGAGACCTGGACCAACAAAGACTACAGAATCAAGGAGGTCAAAAAATGACTGACCTTCTCAAATTCTCACAAGGCAATGCAAAACTAAAATCAAGACTGATTCTTAGCCTGCCTGCCGGTAAAACATGCCCAGGCGCAGTGTTTTGTAAAGCGTTCGCGGTTGTTGATAACAACGGCAAGCGATCAATTCAAGACGGCAAAGACACAATCTTTCGTTGTTTTGCTGCATCTAGTGAGGTGCAATACGATGCTGTCTACAACTCAAGAGCACACAATCTCGAGCTGATCATGCAATGCATCACAGGACATGTGATCGGATCACAATCACCACACTCATTAACTGAGTTAATCAACAACAGTTTGCAGCATTACAGAAAGAAGAACCACAAGCTAGTAAGAATTCATGAGTCTGGCGACTTCTTCAGTCCTGGTTATCTCAAGGCTTGGATTGAAGTTGCAAACATGAATCCAGATCTCAAGTTTTATTGCTATTCAAAGTCCTTGGATTTATTCATGGATGTTGCACTTCCTAGTAATTTCTTTCTTACTGCTAGTTATGGTGGCAAGTTCGATCACTTGATTGATGCTGGTCATTTCCCTAGGTATGCAAAAGTATTCGCTAACGAGCAAGAAGCGATTGACGCTGGTTTAAGTGTTGATCATGATGATTCACACTGCTTCGCTGATGGTCCGTTTGCTTTATTAGTTCATGGCACTCAACCGAAAGGCTCTGCTATGGGCAAGGCAATACGCGAACGCCGCAAGGCAAATCAATTCAGCGGATACTCCAAACGCTAATCTTTCCGCTTCAGTAGTCTTTCCACTCTTTTTTTTATCATGACTGCATCAACTTCCGACATCATTGATTTACTCTTTGATGACTTCATTGTTCCACTGCCACAAACTCCTAAAAAAGGTTTCGATCTCTCCGCTTACAACGAGATGATGAGACTTTGCATTAATGAGCTTGGCTTTACTTACAAGCAGTTGTTTGGATTGAAGTATTGGGAATTAAATAACCTGTATTTCAATGACTGTTCGGTTGTTCTTTATAAGATCACCGGCAAAAAGCGCCACTGGTTGAGAATGAAGCTCGAAGATTTCTTGACATTCATCGACCCAAATAAGGGTTAAATTAAACCGGGTTAGCATCAGCTAGCCCGGATTTTTTTGAGTTCACAATCACTCACACTCACGGACGCACGGCCGCACACCATGACTACTGAATCAAACAGACAGTTTGTCAACTTCTTGTTCGACAAACTATTGGCAACAGTTGACACTGACTTGATCGATACTCTCGATGAAGACGGTGTTGACAATGACTGGGAATGGCGACAGCTAGTTCTTGAATGGGAGTCTTAATGGAACTTACTAACAAATACACCGGTGGCAAACTAAGCATCAAGGGACACATCTACGGTCAGCCGGATGTTGAATACATTCTAGAAGCTAATACCAATAAATACCCTCCAACACAAATCGCACGATCTTTTAACCGTGCAGAGATTGAAGCATTAAAGAGTGAACTGGAAGCAAAGTAATCAAGGCCGCAGAACCACATGCGGGATATAAATCTGATCATGGTCACCGTCATGTACACATCTATGGACATGCGGCGTTACTCGGCACCGTAACTATTGCTTAAAGCAGTGTCAGCGCGTGAGCGGCTGCATTAGTTACACCGGACGCACAGGTTTGTTTAACAGGGGTTCGATTCCCTTGGCGTCCATTGCCATGCACTGAGCGTGGCTCAACATCAACATGTCTATTCGTCAATCCACTTCACATGATTTCTATCTGGATGTCATGAACGTCATGTATTTCGAGCACGACAGTTCTATCTACATCGATGATGCTGATGACAACTCGTTGCAAATTCATGGTGTCAGTCATGCTGATTGCATTCAAATGATTCGCAACATCCTTTGTTGCAGAGATGCACTCGACATCAATTCATTGCCAGAACACGCTAAAAACAACTTGTTTGAGGTTTACGCAACCATTAACAGTGCACGTGAACGTGGTGAACTAGGCGCAGCTGGAACTTCACTTAAATCTAGAGTTATTACTGAGGATTGATGAGATATCAGATCCTGTACACATATCACGGGACCAGGGTTATGCCTGGTCTCAGTAATGTGATTGCCTGCGATTACGTGGAAGCGCGTAGTCATATGGAAGCACGGTGCAAGGGCACAGCTCTTGCCTGTGGTTATGAAGGTGTCGCTGAAGTAATCCCATTAAATGATTAATCATGGACACCATCATTGAAGAAAACATCGATTTTTGGTACGACTGTCTCGACGACTGTTATGCCAATGATATGCCAATCAAACTTATATGTGATTATCTCGAAGCAATTACTGATGAAGACACTGAATGACTAAAGCTAAATCACTCGATGATGACTATTTCGTCCGCAACGCCATTTACTGCTGGCTTTATTACATGCCAGATAATCACGAAATGGTTCCAATCTACAAAAAACTTCTTACTCGGGAGAGTTTCAATGTCAAGTCCACCTCACCAAAACCAAGACCAGCACGAAGACGAAAGTCTTCACACTCACCCGCTACGTGAGTACAACGTGACACTTTCTAGTGGGGAATCAATGTATATCCTCGCTCGCAATGGCATGGACGCAGCTTATAGCGCCCTGGAGTTGTCCGAAGAAAGGAACACTGACCTTATCAACATATGTATAACAGATGAATGGCAAGAAGAAGAAACCTTACTTCCCTAATAACTGGAAAGAGTTCAAGGACGCAGACCCTGAGATGTTCCTTCCACATACCTTCTTAGAAGTTATGGACTGGAAGGTTGCAGGGTGGGAGTTACCCAGCAGCGTTAATTGCATTATTCGCACAACTGACCTCGCTACGAAAAAGGTCAAAGAACACGTTTACAAGAGAAAAGGTGCAGCAGATAACAAGATTGTCGAACTTTTAAACACCAAAACACACGAATTCACCGTAGTCACCCATGAAGCACAGCATTACGTCGGACCAAAACCTCAAAATGATGACGATTGAAGCCTTTAACAGGTCATGCGATACATTGGAGCATGAGGTTAACAACCATCCACATAAAGATGAACTTCTTAATCTGATGTGGGATCAAATCACAGATCTTAGTACAACTTGTTACTTGTAAGAATCATTTTCATGAAATAAAATGACTTAAATCCGCACTATCGGGAGCACATGTGAAGCGAGTTAACTTTTCTATACCCGACCAGTGCCATACCTTGCTTAAAAGTGTTTGTGCACTTAGGGGTGTAAACATGGGTGAGTATGTTTACGAATGTGTACGTGCTGATTTTAACAAACAAGCTTTTGAAGATAAACAAGTACAGCAGATCGTACTTGCTGGCACTTATCAACCTGGAAGCAACGCATATCGTCTCAAGGAATCAATCGAGGAGGCCAACAGCCAGAGCTTCGATAAATAGTGCTAATAGCTGAACCTATGCACTAAGCGCACACGTTGCGCTAACGTAGTGGTGTCCCACAACACACACGGACGGTGGACCCACTACGCACACAATGTACAGACGGGCGCTTGGAGCAGATCCATAACGCCTTTGAGCTGATTCGCCTGCTGGATCGTGAGATGCCAGGCCAGGTCGTCAGTAGCTTCCTTTATGTGGCATCACATGATGGTTGTCATGCCAATGCAATGGCTGAGGCTCTTGGTTTGACTGCTGCTTCTTCAAGCCGCAACACAGACATCCTTAGTACTGGCCGCCCTGGTCGAGTTGCTGAAGGTTTAGACCTTATCACTAAAGAGAGGGACGAGACCAACAGGAGGCTTCAAATCCTCACACTCACGCCGCGTGGCAAGCAGTTAGCTCAACAAATGAAATCAATCATTTATGGCTAATCCATTTACTTGGGGTCAAGCCGTAGAAGAAACATTGCGAACACGTCCGACGTGGCGTAATGGATCAGGGCGCAAGCCTGCGATCATCAACTGCGGTCATTTCACCAGACATCAAGGTCTTTCTTTTCCTTGTAATCGAATAAACGTCACGGTCATGGAAGACCTTGGCATCGAGCTGGAAGAGGAAGGCAAAAGTGATGCCACGATCAACCGTGTCACCTCAGCGGTTTCAACAGTGCTCAATCACTGTGCACGTCGTGACAGATGTGACAAACCTCCTGCCTTTACAAAGCGCAAGGAAGATGAGCATCGCTTGTCTTACCTATCCAAAGATCAGTTCTGGCGGCTTCACGCTGCTGCTCTGGACCCTTATGGACGCAAGGATTTGGCAGACGTGATGGCCGTTGCAGCGTTCACCGGAATGCGGCAGGGCGAGCTTTTGAAAATCAAGTGCCGTGATGTGTCACTTGGAGAGGGTCTGATCCACGTCGGTGGTCTGCCTGATCAGCGCACCAAAGCTCGTAACTACAGAGCAATTCCAATTCATGAACGTATCAGCTCGATACTTTCTGAACGTTTGGAATATTCCAATCCAAATGTACGGATCTTTGGTGATGAGTGGTCTGACAAGGATCAACTGCTACGTGCCTTTAAAAAGGTACGCAAATATGTTGGTTATGAGGAGAGCATTGTGTTTCACACATTGCGCCATTCGTTTGCAACGTGGCATGCGGAAGCAGGTACACCAATGCGAACATTAATGGGCCTCACTGGCCATAAGAGGGTCGAGACCGTTTTGCGTTACGCACGACACACAGATCAGGCCGCAGTCCAGGCCATGAGTGCCATTTGACCTATTGACATGATAACCATTATTACTAAAATTTACGGTATCCCACACAACCCGGAGACAATGGACAACGCGACCTATTTGGTCGCAACCAGGCTTATCGAAGCCATGGAACTTGACTCTGGAGCCAAGAACGAATCGGTGAAACACTCTGATTGGTTCAACGGCCTGGTCGATCACCTAATCGAACACGAAAAGGCGATCTAGGCGTGACTACCACCCCTTCCTGCTACACTCGTTACAAGCAATGGCACTCCATTCTTCTCAGTCTCACAACTGTTGAATCGCTGGAATCCATTGCAGTCACAAGCGGATGTGGCGGAATTGGTAGACGCGCTAGTTTCAGGTACTGGTTGCTTCTAAGTTTCACTTAGGAAACATTTTACACAAGGCTGGGCTAATCGCCTGGCCTTTCTTCTTTTTGGATTATTCCACTAAGGAAGATATCTACATCCCAGTTCTAACGCGCATTCTCAGTGACTTTATTTGCTGATATCGGTGCTCAAATTAAGCTTGAGCGTGAACAAATCAAACGAGGATTGGAGAACCTTCACTCCAATACATCAAAGCTCGAAGACAAGAGCTATGCCAGTGCCAGTGTTTACGGTGTCGCGTCGATTCAAGAGCTTGTTCCACTAGTAGTGAGACAGATCAATGAGACTGACAACCGCATACATGAAGGTAAAACTGGTGTTGCTTTCAAAGAAATCCATCAGTTCTTAGAACCTTTGGATGCAGAATCTGCTGCTGTGTTGGCATCAAAAATTACTTTCGACAAGGTTTTCAGTACCAAGCCGAAGGCAAATGTGGTTGCCAATACGGCTGATGCATTGGGCTCAGCAGTGGAGCATGAGTGCATGCTTCGCCACTACGAAGCCAAGGTGCCTGGCCTGCTGCACGTCCTGCAGGAGAACTATTGGCATCGATCCTGCGGTACTGAACAAAAAGTCACAATCATCAGAACCCTGATGAACCGTTATGACGTGCCCCATTGGAAAGCGTGGGGTAGATCCAACAGGGTCAAGCTTGGTGGATGGCTACTGGACTGCGTTTGCAGAGCCAGCGGCTGGTTCACCGTTGAAATGCGTCAAGAGGGTAAAAAGCGCCAAAACTACGTGGTGCCTACCCCTGAGTTCATGGTCATCAAGGACCAGGTGATGGCCACGGCTGAGTTATTCAGCCCAATTGCTTGGCCAATGATCGTCGAACCTAACGACTGGCAGCCTGACGGAACAGGAGGCGGATACATATTGAATGAGGTGATGCACGGCAATGAAATGGTTCGCCGGGGCGATAGGCAGTGTATACAGGGAGAAACACCAATCAACTTTCTGAACCACATTCAGAAGGTTGCATACACCCTCAATCCTTTCATTGTTGACGTTGCAAGGACGCTGCAAGAAAGGGGAATTGCGGTTGGTAAGTTCATCCCTGTTGTTGAGACACCTCTACCACCGAAGCCTGTAGACATCGCAGACAATGCGGAGTCCCGTAAGGACTACAGAAGACGTGCGGCAGAGGTCATGAATGTCAATGCACAGCAGTTTAAACGTTCATGTCGTACACGTATGACAATGAATGCTGTTGATGTATTTGAAAAGTACGAGAAGTTCCATTGTCCCTGGAGCCTGGATTACAGGGGGAGATGTTATCCAATTCCTGCATTCTTGACACCACAAGATACTGACTTCGGTAAATCACTCCTTCGTTTTCACAAACAAGCGTTGATGACACCTGAAGCGGAAGGATGGCTGGCATTTAGCGTTGCAACGACCGCAGGTCTGGATAAAGACACCATGGAGGACAGACAGAAATGGGTCAAAGATAACCTTTGGCTCATCGAGGCTGTTGCTACTGACCCCATCGGAAACCTTTCCACTTGGGAAAGTATGGACGAGCCCTGGCAGTTTTTATCCGCATGTGATGAGTTCTATCACACCTGTATTTTGTGCGATAGAAACTACACAACTCTCCCTGTAGCCGTAGATGCCACCTGCTCTGGGCTACAAATACTCGCAGGTTTGGCCCGTGATGCCAGCACAGCACGGTTAGTAAACGTCTTGCCTGGTGATAAACCACAAGATGCATACAAAGTTGTAGCTGAAGCAAGTATTGACTCTATTCCTGACAAGATCAAACCTTATTGGGATAGAAAATGTACAAAAAGGACGTGTCTTACGATTCCATACAACGCCAAACCCTATTCAAATCGAAGCTACATACGTGAAGCTTTAAAGGATAAAGAGGTTGAAGTTAGTAATGAAGAACTAACTGGAATTGTCAAAGGTGTCAGAGCTGCAATGGACAAGATCGTTCCTGGTCCCATGAGGGTCATGAAATGGATTGAGAAGGAAGTCAGTAATGCCATCGATCGAGGTGACAAGGAGCTGCTGTGGGTCACACCATCTGGGTTTGTTGTCACTCAGAAGTTGATGAAAAAGAATGTTGAACGCATCAGGCTTCAATTACTTGGTGATTGCAACATCTTCGTTGCTACTGGTGATAAAGATGAAGTTGATAAAGCACATCATAAGAACGCAACTGCACCAAATTTGATACATTCTCTCGATGCAAGTTTACTCCACTTATCTGCGCTCCGCTTCAACGCACCGCTGGCCCTCATACACGACTCGATTCTATGTCGTGCTACTGACCTCAATATTATTTCATCCATCATTCGTGAGACATACGTTCACTTATTTGCGGAGCATGACTACTTGAAGTCATGGGGAATGCAAATCGGAGCTGAATCCGAACCACCGATTATTGGCACTCTTAATCCTGAGTCAGTAATTGAATCCACCTATTTTTTCTGTTAATGACCCGAAACACATTTGTAACCGAACAGCCTGTAATCCTTGAAGGATATCAAGCTGTGATGAAACCGTCTAAGTTTGGATATTCTTTGTCTGCCATTGTTGGTCAGGACATTGTTGACCAGCTTGAAGATGACAGAGTAGAGACACTGAAATGGGCTGAGTCAAAGCTCAAGAACCCAAAGAGGTCAGTACTTAAGCCCGAACCGTGGGAAGAGGTAGCTGACGGTCAGTACAAGGTCAAGTTCTCTTGGAAAGAAGACGCCAAGCCACCCATCGTTGACACTGAAGGCACACCGATCACTGACGTTGAAGTTCCTGTTTACTCAGGCAGCAAGGTCAAGCTGGCCTTTTACCAGAAGCCATACATCCTGAAGGATGGCGTGACTTATGGGTCGAGTCTCAAGCTGAAGGCTGTCCAGATCGTATCCGTCAATGGATCTGCTGGTGTCGATGTGGGCGACATGTCTACTGAAGATGTAGCCGAGCTGTTCGGAAGCACTACTGGATACAAGGCGTCAGAGCCGAATGTCATTCCCAATGACGCCCAGGATAGTGATGACGACTTTTGAGTATGAGTATCGAGACTTTGACGAACTTTATGACGACTGGATGAATGGCTTTCCGCTCTGGTCTTGAGGAGCGGGTAGCTGACCTTCTAGTTGATCTGGGTGTCAAATATGAATATGAATCTACCAAGGTCGATTATGTTATATCTCATATCTATACTCCTGATTTCGTACTTCCTAACGGCGTAATCTTAGAATGTAAAGGATATTGGGATGCAGCAGACAGGCGCAAGATCAAGACAGTCAAACAACAACATCCTGAACTTGATCTTCGCATGGTGTTTCAGTCACCCTTCAATACGATCAGCAAGAAATCAAAGACTACTTACTCCAAATACTGCGAAAAATTAAACATTCCCTGGTGTTCTTTTGCAAGCATACCAATCAAATGGCTCATCTGAGTCTGAATTTGTAAGACACATACCGTGTCCTGAATGTGGCTCGTCTGATGCGAACAGTATCTATTCAGACGGCCACCAACACTGTCACAAGTGTGGTTATCACACATTTGCTGACTCCACCGTTTCTCACAATCATCACGTGCATCATGTACAACTTGAAGGATCAGCCGGAAGACTGCAATCCAGAAACATTTCAGAAAAGACTTGTGAACTATTCAAAACCTACAAAGATGGTAGCGGCCTCTTACGCCACTATTATTTCGACAGTTCTGGCAAGGTTGTCGGAGCAAAAGTAAGAACAAAAGACAAACAGTTCAGATGTGAAGGTGAAGTGTCATCCCTGTTCGGGATGCAGAACTTCCGTCACAAGACCACTAGCAGGGCCTCGAAGCTCGTTGTTGCCGAGGGCGAGATGGACTGCATGGCAATCTGGGAGGCACAACCAAATTGGGATGTGGTCTCCATTCCCAATGGTGCTCCAGCTGCAAAGAAAGCATTCCAAAAGAACTACGAGTGGATCAACCACTACGACAAAGTAGTCATCTTCTTTGACAACGATGAGGCAGGCCAGAAGGGCGCTAAAGAAGCAGCCAGTGTGTTACCACCTGGCAAGGCTTACATCGGCTTTCTAGAGGATTACAAGGACGCCTGTGATGCTTTAGCTGACACTAACAGTGAAGCAATCAGAGCTGTTTGTAATTACAACCATACCCAATACCAACCTGACGGCATCGTTGATGCCAAAACACTCCTTGATCTCGTTACCACACCCTCACCACCAGCAGACCATGACTACCCCTTTAAAGGACTCAACAACCTCTTACATGGGATCCGATACGGAGAGCTTGTCACGATTACTGCAGGCTCTGGGGTCGGAAAAAGTTCCATTCTCAGAGAAATATGTGCTGACCTTCTCCGTAAGGGAGAGCGGTGCTCTTTCCTGGCGCTTGAAGAATCTAATCGAAGAACAGCACTCGGACTCATGTCTGTCGCCGCTCGAAAGTCTTTACACCTCGGGGAACAACAACGAAGCGAGCTAGTTGAGATCTTTGATAGCACAATTGCTAACTGGAACTTACATCTCTTCGATGGCTTCGGGTCCTACGACCCAGACCATGTGTATAACCGCATTGAGTACATGGCGGCTGGCCTTGAATCAAAGGTCATCTTCCTTGATCACTTAAGCATTTTGTTGTCTGGTCTAGAAGGCGATGAACGCCTGATGATTGACCGCACGATGACAAAACTCAGATCACTAGTTGAACGAACAGGTATCGCTTTATTCCTTGTATGTCATACATCATCCCCACCTAATGGACAATCACACGAAGAGGGTGGACGTGTACAACTTCGTTCTCTCAGAGGCTCCAGAAGTATTGGCCAATTGTCAGACAGCGTTATTGCACTCGAAAGAGATCAACAGAACGACGCTAAATGCAATGCTACAACAGTGCGAGTCCTTAAAAATCGCTATTCAGGCGAAGTTGGTGAAGCTTGCCAACTGATATACGACCTTGATACTTGTAAATTTAATGAAATTGAAGCAGAACCAGAGTTCGACGCAACAACAGATTTCTAATCTGCAGCGATCGATCCAACAACAAATCTGGAAAGCAGAACAGGATGCTTACTTGAAACGACCTAATCCACCTACACCTGAAGCAGTACAGAAAGCTCAGTTTGTAGATAAAACCTACCACTGGAACAATGCTGGTATTCGACCTAGAAACCGACGGACTACTTGATGATGTTACCCAAGTCCACTGTCTTGTTATCTACGACAGCGAGGCTGACCAAACAGTACATTACAACGATCAGGGAAACGAAGAACCGATTGTTCGAGGAGTTCAGAGACTGGAGGATGCTGACATTATTGTCGGTCATAATGTTTTGGGCTATGACCTACCCGTATTACATAAAATTTATCCCTGGTTTGATCCAAAAGCATTAGTCATTGACACATTATTGCTCTCACGTTTGTACTACACCGACAGATTGGAACAAGACTTTGGACGTAAAGATGATCGTCCAAACATGCCTTTACAACTTTATGGGCGACATAGCTTAGAAAGTTACGGGCACCGAATGAAAGAGTACAAAGGTGAGTTTGGAAAGACAACTGACTGGCAGCAGTGGTCACCAGAGATGGAGACGTACTGCGCCCAAGACGTAAAAGTTACCACCAGATTATGCGACCACTTCCACAAATTCCTCAGTGGGTGCTACTAGAGCACGACGTTGCTCGGATACTTACACAACAAGAACTACATGGATGGTATTTTGATGAACGCGCTGCATGGGAACTTGCATCGTCTCTCAGAAAAAGGCTTGAACAAACTTCTCAACTATTACATAACAGGCACCCTTTCGTTGCCGGACCACTATTCACTCCTAAACGAGATAATCGGACCCAAGGCTATGTCAAAGGCACTGGTTGTACCGAAAAACACGAACACTGCGGCACTCTTGTAGATATAGAACAGTGTTCATTTACACGTTTAAAGGAAACTAGTACAACAAGTCGAGATCATATTTCATGGATTCTAAAGACACACTACGGTTGGAAACCAACCCAGTTCGCAAAGAAGACAAAGAAACCGATCATCGACGAGGTGATACTCAAAGAGATCGGGACAGAAATAGCACTGCAGTTTCTGACATGTCTCGATATTACGAAGAAATTGGGGATGATCTCAGAAGGCGTGAACGCATGGCTGAAGCTATGTACGAGTGCTAGTCGGATACACCACCACTGTTCAGTTGCAACTAATACGCACAGATGTGCCCACCGAAAACCAAATTTGGCGCAATGCCCAAGTGATCATGAATTCAGAGAACTCTTCCAAGCAACACCAGGACAACTCATGGTTGGTGCCGACCTTGCTGGGATTGAATTGCGCATGCTATCTAACTATCTTAGTAGGTATGATGGCGGTCGCTATGCAGATATCCTCCTCAATGGAGACATTCACCAAGTTAATGCCGACGCCATCGGGGTTACTCGGAGACAAGTCAAAACAATTTCCTACGCCTTCATCTACGGTGCCGGAAATGCCAAAATTGGGTATTCCTATGATGCCCAATTAAGTGAAAAACAAGCTACAAAGAAAGGCAAAGAAATTAGAGAAGCGTTTGTCAACGCTATTGATGGACTTGCGGAACTATTGGAAGCGGTCAAAAAGAAAGCTTCGGAGAAAGGGTTTCTTCTGAGCATCGATAAACGGCCAATCAAAGTAGACAGTCCTCACAAAGCTCTTAACTACCTTTTGCAATCATCCTCTGCAGTCGTTGCAAAGCGTTGGATGTTAATTAACAACGAAACTATTAAATCCACTGGGTTGTGTGCATCACAGCTCGCATTTATACATGACGAATTACAGTACGAGTGTGCCCCAGAGCACGCCGGAGACTTATCAACATCCTTGGTATACGCAGCAGCAGCTGCTGGAGAGTACTACAACCTCAGAATCCCCATCGCAGCAGAAGCAAAAACCGGAAAAAGCTGGGCTGACGTTCACTGATACCAACCGTTTAGGTGATTATTACGAGCAATTGGTGCAGCTAAAAGCTTGGGCAAAAGGTGCTGAAGTATTTCCAAATAAGGGTTGTACAGGCAAGATCGACATGGTTCTGAAGATCAACGGTAATCTTTACGAGATCGATGTCAAGGCTGAAAAATATGATTATCTGACTGGTAATTGGAAGTCACGTGGTAAGCCTGTACCTGATGGTGTCTACGTAGTCCTGGTTCGTGCTGAAGATTATTCTATTCGATGGTCTAATTTAAAGTCAGGTTCTAGAACTCCAAAATGTCCGCCTGGTTTGGAGGACTTCTGGAATTGAAATTACTTATTGACGCAGACTACATTGTCTACAAAGCTTGTGCTGGAGCTGAAGACGAGATTGATTGGGGCGGTGATGTAATCACTGTTACCAGTAAATTCTCAGAAGCTTATAAGAACGTTTGTAGGGACATCACAAAGATCCAGGCACAGTTCATGTGGGACACACCAGAAGTGGTGCTGTTCTTCAGTGACTCATTAAATTTCAGGAAAAAAATTTACCCCGATTACAAGGGACATCGAAATAGAAAGAAGCCCTGCGGTTACAAACGTGTCATCAGGGAACTTGACAAGCATTACATGGTTGAGCTGATGGAGGAGCTGGAAGCTGACGATGCCATGGGTATCTACGCCACAGCTAATCCAGGCCACATCATTTGCTCGCCGGACAAGGACATGCGTCAAATCCCTGGCAGGCTCTACGACATGAAAGAGACAACGCTGATTGACCCTGTAGAAGGTGCTCGATGGCATCTAATTCAGACAATTGCAGGTGACCAGACCGATGGATACTCCGGCGTCCCTGGCTATGGAGTCAAGCGTGCTGTCAGTTTGTTTGAAGAGAATGGATATTCCTGGGAGACAGTTGTTGATGCCTTTGCCGAGAAAGAACTCGATGAGGATGTCGCACTAATGAATGCACGACTTGCTCGCATCCTTACATGTAAAGACTATGACCCGCTTAATAGAAGAGTCATTCCTTGGACCCCCACCCCCGGTTACCGAGTTGACTATGGAACAGAAGTTCAAGATGAGAAGGCTTGATGATCTACTACCCAAAGCAGACAAAGAAGATTTAATTACTATCCTTACTTCCTTACAACATCAGAATTTTGTTCTGTGTAATACCGTATCAAACCTAGTTAAAGAATGGCCACTTCACCCCATTACTACACCAGAGGTTCCATCGAATGCTGGGACTTCATCAGAGACCAAGAGCTGAACTACCACCTGGGCTGTGCTGTTAAGTACATCTGCCGAGCAGGCTGGAAAGACAGCAAAGAAGAAGATCTAAAAAAAGCAATCCACTATCTACAAAATGAGCTACAGCACACATATGCAGAGTCAGAGCTTGATGGATCAAGCCGAGGCGTTCCGAGCAGCGTATTCCCTCTCGAAGATTGGACGTGAAGCACGCAAAGTACAGAAGGCATTGATCGATGAAGAGTGGAGTGAATTCCACGAAGCCTTTTACTTTGAAGATGAGTGTGATCAGTTGAAGGAGCTAGCGGATCTCGTATTTGTTTGCTACCAGATGGCTGCATCACAGGAGTGGGATCTTGATGAGGCTATGCGTCGTGTGTACGCATCAAACATGTCCAAACTTGGTGAAGATGGGAAACCTATCTACCGAGGTGATGGCAAGGTGCTGAAAGGACCTAACTACAAACCACCAACACTTACAGACCTAGTTTAATAATGACTACATCACTTATCTCACGTACTGGACGTGTACAATCGTGGCTCGATAACCCTGAGTCACGTCTTCCAGTTTCATGCACTGTCTTCGTCGTTGAAGACTCAATGGAGGGACCAAATGGAATCGAAGCGAGCTGGCGTTTTGCGTCACATGCTCTTAGAAATGGAGCGGGCTGCGCAATCCACCTGTCAAAACTCAGACCCAAAGGAACTGAATCTCGTAAGGGAGATGATGTCCTCGTTGCATCAGGTCCAGTCTCATTCGGAAAGATCTATTCAACACTGAACGAGATCTTACGTAGAGGTGGAACCTACAGAAATGGTGCGATAGTTTTACATATTTCGGCGGATCATCCCGACGCTTTGGAGTTCATCACTACACCACGTAGTGAGTTGCCTTGGGTAAAACGCTGCATCAACATCACACCAGAGATGTGGGAAGCATGCGAGTTCAAAGAAGAACTGCTGTTCGGTATCAAATCTGGTGACATCTGGTTAAACAAAATCCGTCATGATCTACAAGGAAATCGAATCTATGGGAACGTATGTCTTGAGGTGTACTTGCCAAGTCGCGGCACCTGTCTCTTGCAGCATGTCGCTCTCTCTGCCTGTGAATTTGACAACATTCCAAGAGCTTTCCGTGAAGGGATGCAAGAACTGTGCACACTCCATGGTCGAACTGGTGTTGGCGATTCAGGAGAGTATCTCCCAAGCGAGACTGACAGACAAGTCGGACTCGGGATGCTTGGACTTGCCAATCTCCTACGGCGGTACGGCATAACCTACGAACAGTTTGGTATTGCACTAGATCAAGTAAATGGTGGTGATGTTGTACAAACACCTGCCTTTGCTTTGGCTAGTCAGTTCAAGACTGGTATTACAGAAGCTGCTGCTATTGCACGTAGCCACAACATGGTGCGAGCCTTTGCTATTGCACCGACTGCTAGCTGCAGTTACAGGAGCAAAGACCTAGATGGGTTTACTGCAACACCAGAAATTGCACCACCTATCAGCCGGACAGTGGACCGTGACAGCGGAACGTTCGGGGTACAAACATATGATTACGGTGACGTTGAGATCGCATCAGAGGTTGGCTGGGACGCTTACAAGCGTGTAGCTGATGGTCTGATGGTGATGCTTAGCGACACAGGGCTTCTTCATGGGTATAGCTTCAACAGTTGGAGTGATGTTGTCACGTACGACAACGCCTTTATCGAAGAGTGGCTACGGTCCCCACAAACGAGCCTCTACTACAGCCTCCAAGTCATGGGAGATGTACAAGATAAATCTGATGCGTACGCTGCATTGAAAGACGACGACATAGAACATTATCTGGAGGACATTCTAAATGAACCACAATGTGACTGTCAGGAATGAATCCTTATCAAAAACTAATGGCGCGGAAGCGCAAATGGACACCAGTCCAAACAGACGCCGGAGCTTGCAAGGAGGGTGCGGAGGAGACTCTGTACCGTGCACTTGCTCTACGGCACATGGAACTACCTGTGGGGGATTTCATCACTGATGCTCTTACCACTGAAATACCAGAAGTCGCCAGAGAAATACTCATCTCAAATGTACGGGATGAAGAGAACCACGACGTGGCACTTGGTTACATCGCCAATGCTTTCGGCGTTGATCAAAAGGCGGAGGCGGAAGCGATCAGGCTACGGGATGCGTGGACTTCGCATCCAGATCACACGATCGTCAAAGCAATGGTTGCCGAGCGTGCAATTTTCTTTGTACTACTCCCATTCTTTAGAGCTAATGGTGACCCTGGTATGCGAACGGTGTCTGCGGACATCAGTAGAGATTGATTTGTTGGTCTCTACTATAAAAAACTAGGTGAATTGCTGGAACTCCACCTTAATGGACAATCAGCAGCCAAGCCAACCTACAAGTTGGAAGGTTCAACGACTAACTCCCGAGTGGCAACACAGTAATGGAGACACGAGTGCCTAGCACCTTAATGGTGAAGATATAGTCTGAACTGCATCAATGGTAAAGATGCAGATGCAAGAGATAAAGAGCTTTTGCGATAACAAATTGGAACAAATACACGTGGCAACCAACAGCCTCGTATGCAAGGAGCTGGGGCTTGAAGCGTCACCTTCCTTGGACCGATTGAGAAAGGCGACGATCAACTGGGTGATGCAACCTCTGAAGGTTGGAGCATCTGATAAAAAACTAGACAAAAAATTTTGGTTAGATCAGAGCGACAATCTTATGTATCAGGGTAAAGCACCTGAACTTTCTTTCACCAAAGCAGCTCGGATGCCTGCCTTCTTTGAGCACAGCAATGTCAATCTACCCCAATACGCTTGAGCCTATCTTTGGCCCAGAACTTCGATCAATTATCGAAGAGTTAAATGAATTCTATCCACCCGTTACTCCTACACCAGACTGGACCGAACGTCAGATCATGTATCGAGCTGGACAACGTTCAGTCGTGGAGTGGTTAATCCAACGAATAGAAAACTAATGTGTTTTAATAACAACCAACCTACTCCTCAGATTAGTAGACCTGCAGCTCCGCCTCCGGTAAAGCCACTGCAGATTGCAAAAACTTCTAAGCTTGATCCTAGACGTGTTGAGCCTGAAAAGAAAAAGCCAGTATCTTACGGAGCCAAGAGTCTTCGTGATACTAATAAAGTAGCCAAGCGTGATGCTGCTTCACTTTTGATTCCTCTAAATAGTGGGGATTCAAAAGGAGGTATTAACGCATGAGTACCGCACGTGAAAGGTACAGCAAGCTAAGTTCTAACCGACATCAATTCTTAGACACAGCTGTAGAGTGCTCCAAACTTACATTGCCTTATCTCATCTCACGTGATGACGAGGCAAGAAACCATAAGACAATTGTCACTCCTTGGCAATCAGTAGGTAGCAAATCAGTAGTGACTTTGGCCGCGAAGCTAATGCTTGCATTGCTTCCTCCGCAGACCACCTTCTTTAAGTTACAAATTAGAGAAGACAAACTGGGTGAAGAGATCACACCTGAAATTAAAAGTGAACTCGACCTGTCTTTTTCCAAGATGGAACGAACCATCATGGAATCAATTGCTGCTTCTAATGATCGTGTGGTAGTGCATCAAGCACTCAAGCATCTGATCGTTGCTGGTAATGCACTGATCTTCATGGGTAAGGATGGTCTGAAGCACTACCCACTTAATCGTTATGTCGTCAACCGTGATGGCAATGGTGAGGTGTTGGAGATCGTCACCAAGGAATCAGTTAGTAAAGAACTTCTCAACATGAAGAAGTTCGAGCCTACACCAGGCAATGTTCAGGACGAAAGTTCACAGCATGCTGATGAGGTAGATGTCTATACACACGTCAAGCTAGACAATGGTCGTTGGCGTTGGCATCAAGAATGCATGGGTAAAGTTATGGACGGTACTAAAAGTACTGCTCCTAAAAACTCAAGCCCATGGCTCGTACTTAGGTTCAACACCTGCGATGGTGAGGACTATGGTCGTGGTCGTGTCGAAGAATTCCTTGGAGATTTCCGTAGCCTTGAAGCACTCAGCCAGGCCCTGGTCGAAGGTTCAGCTGCGGCGGCTAAGGTTGTATTCCTTGTAAGCCCGTCGGCCACTACTAAGCCTCAGACATTGGCTCAGGCTGGTAACGGTGCAATCATCCAAGGCAGGCAAGAGGATGTCACTGTCGTCACTACTGGTGGCAAGACAGCTGACTTTGCTACAGCTGCCAACCTTGCTCAACAACTTGAGCGGAGGATTGGAGAGGCGTTCTTACAGTTGAACATCCGACAGTCAGAAAGAACTACTGCTGAAGAAGTACGCCTTACACAACTTGAACTAGAACAACAACTCGGTGGCCTTTTCAGTCTTTTGACTGTCGAGTTCCTTGTCCCTTACTTAAACAGAATCATGATGGTTCTGCAGCGTAACGGACAGCTACCAAAGATCCCTAAAGAGTTTGTCAGCCCAACTATTGTCGCTGGTGTTAATGCTTTGGGTCGTGGTCAGGACCGCGAAAGCTTGACAACGTTTATCTCAACCATTGCTCAGACACTTGGTCCTGAAGCATTGATGAAGTACATCGATCCAACTGAAGCGATCAAGCGACTAGCTGCTTCACAAGGTATTGATTACCTGGGATTGATCAAACGTGAAGAACAGATCCAGCAGGAGATGCAACAGCAACAACAGATGGCACAGCAACAGTCCCTTGTGGATCAAGCTGGTCAGCTAGCTAGTGCACCAATGATGGATCCATCTAAGCAACCACAACAAGAACAACAAGAACAACAACTACCACCACAAGATGACTAATACTTTTTCAATGAATGAGGCTGAAGCAGACGCTCCAGTGCTAAATGCTGATGAGCAAGAGTCACTTGCTATTGGCGAAGAGATGCAAGCCGCTGATGATCAACTGCTTGCTGGTAAATATAAAAGTGTTCAAGACCTAGAGAAAGGTTATCTTGAAGCACAGAAGATGTTAGGTGACAGGTCTGCTGAAGAGGAGACTGTCGAAGAGGAACCTTCTGAGTCTTCACCTACTGACTATCTTAATGCAGCAGCATCTGAATATGGCGAAAACGGTGAGTTGTCTGAAGAGACAATGAATCAGCTTACCTCCATGTCTAGTGAAGAACTCATTGCTGCTTACATCGATTCACAAACTAATCAACCGCAAGGTCAAGGCGTTGCCCTTAGCGATCGTCAAGTTCAATCTATTAAACAGACTGTTGGTGGTGATGAACAGTACGATGCATTGGTTGGTTGGGCTGGTGAAAATCTAGATAGTTCTTCTATTGATGCATTTGATTCATTAGTTGAATCTGGTAATGCCAAAGCAATTGAACTTGCAGTCGCTGGACTTAACGCAATGTACGAAGCACAGAATGGAAGTGATGGACAAATGATTACTGGTAAAGCACCGTCTACTAGTGGTGATCGTTTCCGTAGCCAACAAGAAGTTGTGGCTGCAATGACCGATCCTCGTTACGACAATGACCCTGCATATCGTCAGGAGATCATTGAAAAGCTAGATCGATCTGACAATTTCTTTTAATGAACGACACACAAATTTGGGCTAAAGAACCACGAATGTATACCGAAGAAGTAACCGTGACACACAACGAAAAAGCTGAGATGCTGAATGGTCGCCTTGCAATGCTTGGCGTCATCGCAGCTATTGGCGCATACGCAATGACTGGACAACTTATCCCTGGAGTTTTCTAATGCCTTACGGACCTGGAACATACGGAACTAAAAAAGGACGCCCGCCTCTAAAAAAAAAGGGAGCCAAAAACGGTGGTAAAAAAAAGTAGTACACGTAATGTTGGTTTAAAGATTATGGCTAAGCAAGGTCTTTATGCAAACATCCACGCTAAGCGTAAACGCATTGCTGCTGGCAGTGGAGAAAGAATGAGAAAGCCTGGGTCTGCTGGCGCACCTACGGCAAAGAACTTTAAACGCGCCGCAAAAACTGCAAAAAAAAAGTAACTCTAATTTAATGAAATCTATTATCGCAACTGGTATCCTCCTCGGCCTTGGCACTGCTGCTGTGGCTGGTCCTTATGTGAATATCGAGAACAACGCTGGTCTGACTGGATCTGACTTCCTTGGTCATACCACTGACTTCCACCTCGGCTATGAAGATGCAGGTAAGTCTGGCTCTTGGTATATCCAAGCTGGCCCTTCTGTCTCTGTAGACGATGGTGGCGAAGCAGACACCAAGCCTACCGGTAAGGTCGGTGGCTCAGTCAATGCAACTGACAAAGTCTCTGTCTATGGAGAGTTGGCTGCGGCATTTGATGATGTTAATAACTACGCTACGAAGCTTGGCGTTAAGTACAGCTTCTAAGTAACAATTGTGGTGGGTGGGTAGGTTACTTTGTTTTATTTAAATGGCTTCTACAAGTATTTCACAAGGTAGGAGTAGTGCCTGGGAAGAGTTTTGTTCTTGGGTGACTTCTACAAATAACCGTCTTTATGTCGGGTGGTTTGGGACACTGATGATTCCGTGTCTTCTTACAGCCACCACTTGCTTCATCATCGCCTTCATTGCAGCACCTCCTGTTGATATTGATGGCATCCGTGAGCCCGTTGCTGGCTCTTTAATTTATGGAAACAACATCATCTCCGGCGCTGTCGTGCCTAGCAGCAACGCCATCGGTCTGCACCTGTACCCAGTGTGGGAAGCGGGTTCTCTTGACGAATGGCTTTATAACGGCGGACCGTACCAGCTCGTGGTGTTCCACTTTCTGCTCGGTATCGTCGCTTACATGGGACGCGAATGGGAACTTAGTTACCGATTAGGAATGAGGCCCTGGATTTGTGTTGCATACAGTGCACCGGTCGCTGCGGCTGCTGCTGTCTTTCTTGTTTATCCCCTTGGACAAGGTTCCTTCTCTGACGGCATGCCGCTGGGCATCTCCGGCACCTTCAACTTCATGTTGGTGTTCCAGGCTGAGCACAACATCCTGATGCACCCCTTCCACATGCTTGGTGTGGCTGGCGTCTTCGGTGGGGCTCTGTTCTCAGCTATGCACGGCTCTCTGGTCACGTCGTCCCTCGTTCGTGAAACGACTGAAAAAGAAAGTCTCAACTATGGCTACAAGTTTGGTCAAGAAGAGGAGACGTATAACATCGTCGCTGCGCATGGTTATTTTGGACGTTTGATTTTCCAATATGCTTCATTTAATAATAGCCGTTCACTCCACTTCTTCCTTGCAGCTTGGCCTGTCGTCGGCATTTGGTTTACAGCTCTGGGTGTTAGCACTATGGCTTTTAATCTTAACGGTCTTAACTTTAACCAGTCCGTCTTGACCAAACAGGGTCAGGTTGTAAACACCTGGGCTGATGTCTTGAATAGAGCTGACCTTGGACTTGAGGTTATGCACGAAAGAAATGCACATAACTTCCCGCTTGATCTAGCAGCTAACAACATCGTGCCTATCGCACTGAAGACACCTGCTATTGGTTAAGCATCCCGTCCGTTCATCTTCTTCTTTATGGAATACGAGATTACAGTTAACGATGCTTACGTTGAACTTATGCACAAAGCTGTCAGCCATTACCTTAAGTTCTGGCCTGGTGGTGAACCTGGTGAGCAAGAAGCTTTAAAGGTTCTTCTAGCACAACTTGATAGATTGAAACTTGAAGTCTTGTTTGACACTATGTAGAAGACGCATGCTACCCAAGGCATGGAACGGGGTCTTGGGATCTCTTCGGAGGTAAACACAATGACGAAACTTGAACTCAAGCAACGTGTCCGTGAGCAGCAGCAAGCTGCAAAGGAACTGAAGCTCAAGTATCGCGGTGTCGCATACACACGATGATCCGTTAAAGCGGGTGGCAGGGTGCGAACCCCTGCCCATCAATTGGCTTTGGCCCGGTAAGCCGGATACCCTTAGCCGTCTAGACGGTGGGATAGACCACAACTTACAACTGAATAACTCTGAACGTTCAGAGAGTTAATGATAAACACTCTCTTTAAAAATGGCACAACAAACTTCTGATCTGACTACTTCGCTAACACAGGTAGGTCAGTCTAATCTTTCCGGTGATAAGCGAGCTTTGTATTTGAAGCTCTTCTCTGGCGAGATGTTCAAAGGCTTCCAGCACAATGCTATCGCTCGCGATCTTGTGATGAAGCGTACACTTAAGAACGGCAAGTCATTGCAGTTCATCTACACGGGTCGTACAAAAGCCGAGTACCATACTCCTGGCAACGCAATCCTCGGTAACTCCGACGGTGCGCCTCCCGTGGCCGAGAAGACCATCACGGTTGACGATCTTCTCATCTCCAGTGCATTCGTCTACGATT